ATTTAAAGTACTTTCTGTGTGCTATACTACAATCGAAAGTAATGTTTTTGCAATGTCTGAAATGTGTTTTAATTACATCGGCTAAAAAGAACCCTGTCATGTAATCGTGGTTACTAGGATTAAATGTAAAGTGAACGTCTGCAATTTGAATAAGTTGCTCAATAACCTCAACATATAACCTTTTAGCATTTAAAAAGTTTTCGTACCACATCCCATCTGTATCTTGAGGAGTTCCACTTGTTGTATTTCTTTTGGGTGTGTCGGTGTGCAGTATGTCATTCCCTGCAATGAAATTAATCTTATCAATATTAAAACCACTAGACTTGTCTAGTATTCCTTGTACTCCCTCTTTTACTTTTCTAACAGCTATCTGTTGGTTGTATTCTTTGCCAGTTTCTAGGATAGAACAGAGTTTACCTATATGAATGTCGGCAGGGTCTAACACTAACAAATGTCCATCCTCTGACTTTCTACGTTTTATAGTTGGGTACTTTGGCGAGTATTGCTCTAGCTCTTTTATTAAATCCTCTGCAAATTTGTTCTTTGCCTCAGTCTTAAAATTAGGGTTTTTAAAAAATAGACTACTCTTGTCAGTTTTAAACCACCCATGCTTAACATCGTCAGGGTTTATGCCTGCTGCTATGCTTTCCTCTTTTATCCTTCTGTAATTCTCAATAAGGTTTATTTCGTCTTTCTTTAGTCTGAATCGTTTGTTTCCTTTCATAGTTGCAAATATAATAAAAAACTAACCTTTATAGTTTCTCCTCAGAATCACAAAGAACAAAGCAGCTAACAAGACTATAAGAATAATATTAAATCGGTTATCCTTTTCAATTACTTTAATCTTATCAACTGGAACTATTACCTCCTTAACAATAGTATCGCCTTTACATTCTACCTCGTGGTATATCTCTTGTCTTAGAGTATCGTAAAAGTATTTTAAAAAGACTTTCTCATTGTTCACTACTATAGTGCTATCGTGCTTTATTATAGTCGCTGTAGTGTCATGAATATAGCTTTCTATTATTACAGTATCAACTACCTTAATAGTGTCCTTAATTACTAAGCCATGTTTATAAGCGTAGTTCTCTGCTCTCTTTACTTTTCTATTAAGTCTGTTTTGTGGATTGCAGGATATTAAGAATATACAAAGTAGTAGTATTCTCATTTGCGATTCAAGCCGATTAAAGAGTCCTTAGACCTAAGTAATAATAAACCTAGCGCAGCCACAGCTCCTGCTTCTGTTTCTGTATGTCCTTTGCTTATGTATAAGGATACAGCTATACTAAGAATAGTTAAACCTAACATTGTAGTTACTATTCCATCTTTGAATAATCTTTTCATTTTGTTTTTTGTTTAGTCTATTTGAAAGTGTGCGCCATCTTTACCCCAAAGGTCTTGACCCCAGTTTAATATTACTCCATGTTTCAAGGCTACCTCTTGTAAATGTCTAGCAATAGGTTCTAAGTATTTTAAATCCCACGAGGCTTGCCTATCTACATAAGCGTAAATGTCAAAAGCTCTACCTGTCATGTGGTAACTTTTAAGCGTCCATGTAATCCTACTTTTGTCAGGTCTACCCTCTATTCCTACTATGCCCTTTTCGATTAATTGTTCTGTAGTTCGACCTCTAGCGTAAAGTTCCTCTTGTCTTCTGTAAGTTCTAAAACCTCCATCTCTAGGAATGCCAAAGTCATAAGGCGAGTCCTTAATAGCCTCCTCTAAAATAGTTATAAGAATAGGGTTTATTCCCTTCATTCTCTCCTTACTTCTTTTACTGAATCTATACATTATTTGTTTATTAGAATGTCTAACTTTCCGTTAATTGTAGATATGCCTATTTTTACCTCAGATAATTCTTTGTTAATTGTGTCTAATTCAGTTTTGTTCTTTTCTTCGTTCTTTTCCATTCGGCTGTGTATGCCTGAAAACTTTTTGAACATTACAGACTCATTTTTATCTATGTCCTTTTTCATCTGTCGAATTTTATCCTCTTGGCTTTTGTCAGATATTACCATCTTCCAGTAAAAGCCTAAAGCAGAGCCAACACCCACCACAATGTAAATAACATCTTTTAAACTAAATATTGTATCCATCGCCACCATCTATCTATATTTTATTTAGTTAATTTCTATTGGCTCACTCCATTTGTCGGTAGACATTAATTCTAGGCATTCTGCATGAGTTAAAACTTGTAAAGGAACAACAGAGCCATCTGAAATAAATGTAGGCTCGTATCCTTCCTGCCATTTAATTACGAATTGCGTGTCATCTATTGACTTTCTAATAGTGTTGCTAGATGTTTCCTCTATCTGTGAAAAGTCTATTAATTGTAAATCTGATATGTTTATTACTGCGTATGTTCTCATTAAGGTACATTTGTAGAGTAAGCTACTCCGTTAGTTAAAGTTCCATCATTCCCACCGCTTCCACTATCTATTGCAGTAGTTCCCATTCCCTCCTCGAATCTGTACCATGCTACTGGAGAAAGGTCTGTTAAGTCATTTGGTTGCCCACTACCATAAATAACCGAAGCATTTTCGCTAGAAAGTTCTGTATTAAAAATAGCAAATTCGTCTTGCTTTCCTGCGTAAAAACTACTTCCAAAATTATTACCACTGATATAAGCATCTTGCGATGTTACTATAGTGTTGCTATCTAAACTGTCATTAGTTACAGTTACACTTTGAGCAACTCCATTTTTATAGAAACTAATACCGCTACCCAAACCGCTACCATTGTAAGTAATTACAATGTTCGTCCATTCGTTAGGGAGAGCCATATTAGTTGAATTAGTAGTTATATATTTTCTTGAGCTAGGCGTACCGCTCCCGAGATTGTATAGATTAAAATTTAATGTATTATTCCCTGCTGCGCTTGAGCTATTTAGGTATATTAAAATACCTCTACTACTTGCATATTTAGAAAACAAATATTTTACTCCACTAACTGCATTTGGATTAATCCAAAATGAATAACTAAAAGCATTATTGTACTCAAAGTTAATAGCATTACCTATATTAATGTAGTCATCTATACCATCATACTGAGTAGAATAAGTATTAACGAAAGGTGCGCCACCTCCTGCGCCTACTACTAGACCGCTGTTATATCTATATCCGTATCCGTACATAGACCTACTTTAAGATAGCTACTACAGAGCCACTAGTTAAAGTTATTGCTGAAAAGTAGTCTCCTTTTTGTGGTGTGATAAGTACTCCTGCTTTTACTCCAGTCGCAGGGGTTGTAATGTAAGAAGCTAGTACATCTGTTGCATCGTCTCCGTTTACTTCTAGTCTAGCTATTACTGTGTCTTCAGCAATATAATATGAATCTGCGTTTAGTACTTTCTCTGTAGTGTCGTTTATTACTACTACTCCATTTATGGCTATTAATTCTCCTGAGTTTGTCATTTTATTTATTTATTAATTTTGTGGTATTTGGCATTCATCGTATTCTAAAGGTTGTTTAAGTTGCATACTCATTGTCCACCCTGTTAAGGTATCGTCAAAGCGTTCTGTAAAGCTGCTTATACTTCCCGACTTTTCTATCTTTACAAACTTCCAGTTGTCTGTGTATAGCTTTTCAAAGTATGCGATAGTATCTAATAAGATTAGTAAGGTGTCGCTTTTAACTTCTGTTTCAACAGTTCCCTCGTTAGCCTTATCCATTACTAAGATATTGAAACCGTTAGTAATAAACCCATCTCCAATAGTAGCAGGGCTATCCTGAACAAATAACAAAGGGTAGTTAAAGTCTTTAAGTAGAGAATCGTGTTGTACAATCTCCCATAAATCACCGTTACCGAATTCGTTTATTTGCTTGTGAGCTGTTGCAAAGTCTTGAAACTCTTTTATCATTTGGTTGTACGTGATTTTCATCTCTAAACTTTTTTAACTTTCTGTCTACTATACTAAATTTCTTTACTTTATTCTTTGCCATCTTTTAATCGTTACAACAATCTCTAAGGTAGTCAAACCCTGTGCCTCTATTCTTGCCATTACCTAGATAAAGACCACCAGTAAAAGCAGAGTTCGCAGGGTATATGTCATCTGTTTCAGAGTTGCTTGTATATAAAGGGAATAATGTGTGGTTTGCTACTAGGTAATTAATTATGTCCTCCGCAAACATCTCAGCTTTATCTCGCCATCTGTTTAATAAATGGTTAAGGTCATCAAATGAGGTTGCTTGACTGTTCTCTGATGTCTGCTGCACTACTCCTTTGTTTCTATACTTGTATGCTAGTATCGGAGTCATTTCAAATACTAAGTATTTAAGTAAGCAAGGTGCTATGTATGTGTTAACTAATATTAAGTCGTTTCCTGCTAGAGTTCCTGCGCCTGCCTTAGCTATAATGTCATCGAATAAGTTAGTGCCTAAAATAGGTTTAATGTACTCCCTTTGAGCAGTCCAGAGCGCATCTACCATGAGCCTTTCGTCTACATTGTCATCCAGGATCGAATTGTCCTTAATGTAATCCATGTCTATGAGTAAAGTTCTTGCCATTTTATTTTTGTTTTTTTACTCGTACCGTTCTACTGCTCCAAATATGTCTGCAAAATGGAGTTCTAGTTCCTGTGTTTGGGTTAGTGTACCAACCTCCGCGATTAGTAAATACATCTGTTCCTTGTGCATTGTTTCCGCTTCCTTTTCCTAGTGGAAACCTAGTTTCATTTATTTGCTCGTATGTCCATGATCGGTCTCGCGATAAAGCTACCATTCTTTTGCAAAAGTCTCTACTCTCTGTTTTTAATTTAGGAGCATTAGGTCTTAAAACATATTTGTAAACGGTAATTATTTCCGATACTTCCTCCTCTCCCTCGTCGGTTACTTTTATCTGTGTTTTCTGTACATCTAATAAACCATTTTTAACAAGTCTATTAATTCTTTGCTGTACCTCTGCTTCTGTTTCTCCTATTGTAGAAGCTAGTTCACTCAAAGGCGTCTTAGGCTCATTAGAGAGTATATCTATTATTTGTGAGTCTATAGCTCCAATGTCCTGAAAATCGAAAGGGTTATAGTCTAAAAACTTTTCGCTAATTAATTCAACTTCGCTGTCTAAATAACCTGTGTTTGCTAATTCAACCCAGATACGATCTTCGTCGCTAAATACTTGTTTAACTTCTTTTTGCAATGGCTTCTCTAAAGGCTTATACCCTGCGAGTTCTCTAATTTCGTCAGTAGTTAATACTGAAACCAAAGTACTTTCTGAAATCTGTACAGGGATAGGAGCTATCTTTTCTATTTTAAGACCGCTAGGCATTCCTAACAAAACTACAAAGTCATTAAACAGCTTCTCGTACATTCTTTGAGCAGGCTCAATGTAACTGCTATTCATTGCCTCTATTGCTACTCTTAACTCGTCTGCGTTATTACTAAAGCCTGTGTCTTGAGTCTTAATAAATACAGAAGCATCTACTCCATGCGCTGTAAATATTTCGTCTTGTATTTGTTGGTTTAAGTTAATAAACTTGTCATCTTGTCCGTTAGGGTTAGTAGATATTATTTCTACTCCCTTATCTTTTCCATCGTCAAAGATTATAACTGGCTCTCCTGCATTGTTAGAGCCATGATGCTTATTTTTAATCTGCTTTTTAATATAACTTTGAGCCTCTTGAGTAGGCTGACCATTATGGAAATTCCATATAGTACCGCCTGAGTAACCATGCTTTGTATTGTTTAACACATAATTAGCTACTTCATAGTCTGCTGCGATGTACGGTACTCCTGCCACGTAATTTGGCAAGGGATATTCTTTAAGATTAGGTCTATAACACTTGTAATAACAAATGTATCTTTCGCCTCTGACAGCTGAACCATCAAAAGGGAAAGAGGTTAAAGTTTCAAAGTCCTCGTTATTAGTTGGCTTTTTTGCTGCCCAGTCTGAGGTATAAAAATAAGTGTCCTCCTCAACTCCTACTCTAATATCTCCAAAGTCAATATGGTTAATGATAAGACCTTTGCCATCTTTGGTAACAATTACTTCTAAAGCATAACCTCCGAAAAGCTCGTTATCTTTTACTATCTTTTTTGTAAGTTCAAAAAGTGAGTCGTTTCCTACGTGATTAATAAAGTTTTCTAGTTTTACTTTATCCTCTAGTGTTCTTACTGTTTCATCTACTCGCCACCCTCGTCCACTTATGTAGTTAGTCTTACCGTTAATTATAGAGTTATGCTTTCCACTTGTATTGTATAACTCTACTAAATAGTCAGGGTATAAGTTTTTCCAAGGTGCTTCTGTACCATATACGATATAGTCTTTACCTCGTTCCTCTTTAAATACTGGAGGCTTGTTAGCTTCAAAGTTAAAGATTAAAATATTTTCTTTGTTCATCATGTTACTTGATGCGTTTTATAGGTTACATCTATGTCGTGCTGATTATATGTAGTACTTGCACGTTCTAAGTCCATTAGTCCACTTTCGACTAAGCTAGTTGCTAAGGTAGGGTCTAAGTTAGTTGAGCTAGTTTGCTCATAAACAAAATATTCGTATTGCCCTCCTGCTCCTAGTATAAGCTCTCCAACTAAAGGAGAGTCTGTACCCTCTGTAAATACAAACTCATTGTACCTATCTTTATAAAGTGAGGTATCTGACATTATACAATAGTAGCTTACTTTCTCTGTTATATTTCTAAATTGAAATAGGTATACAGGAGAAGATAATGTAGTCTTTTCCTTTAGTGTTAAAGTTAGATTGCTTGTAGTATTTTCGTTGATTAAAATAGGCATTATTCAGAATCTTTTTGCTCTTTCTTTTCCTTCTTTTTTTTCTCCACTTTAAAAACATCTAAGCCTAGCTTTTTATATTTAGCAAACTCATTTTTATCATTTACTATGGTAACGTGTCCGACTACTTTATGATAGACAGAACCGCCTCTTTTATATTCATCTTTTAACTCCATACTTATCTATTGTAAAAAAAATTAATAGTTGTATAAAATAAATGCCTTTAATAAAAATATTTTAATAAACCTAATTTTTAACTAATTATTTTTAGCTCTACAGCCCAATGAAAATAGGCTTTTAACGAACTATTTTTTTTAATAGTAGCATACTAGCGAAAGACGAAAGTGCCTTAAAACGCTTTAAAATGGCTCTAGCGAATTATTGACAAAACCTAATTTTTTTGTAAGTATTTTATTTTTGAGCATAAAAAAAGGGTAACAAATGAATGCCACCCTTCCTTAATTAGTTGGTTAAAACTATGCGATTGTTAACCCTGCTATTACTGTAGCATCTACTTCTAGCATTCTTGCTTTCTCCTTAGCAGTGATGCTGTAAGTGTAGCCATTGTGATCTCCAAATGCTGCGCCTGTAACTGCTGTTCCTGTTAATTTATCTGCTGCATAGTAAGCGCCTACAGTCCAATATTTCTCATTCATATCTTTTACGATAACGAATAACTGAGCTTGGTCTAAAAGTGTTAACTCCTCATTCTCTGATGCTGTTAAGTTTTTAGTGTTAAAGTCTAAAACTGAATCGTAAAAGTTCGTTCCATTCTCTAAACTTCCTGTGTGAGTTTCGATTAAACTTCCATTCTCTTTTTCTAGAGAGTAACGGTAAAAGCTAGTAGCTCCTGCTTGAGTTAGTCCTGTTAATACTCCTGCTGCTACTGTGTCTATTGTTATATCTCCAAAGTTAGCAATTAATACCTCAGAAATTCCTCCAGTGGAGTTCCTACAGTCAATCGCTCTACCTTGTGTTAATGCACATGCCATAATGTTATATTTTTTTTAGTGTTTATAAAAAAAGGGGTAAGGCATTTTACCCACCCCTCTTTAATTAATTGTTAAAGTCCTATTAAGGTACTAAAGTAAATTGTACACATTCGTCTGGGAATCGTACTTGTACTCCTCTTTTGAAAGTAACATCGAAGCAAATGCTCTTCTCAGAAACTGGGTCTAATCTTACAGACATTGCATCTTCGTCAGCATCTCCATCCATTCCAATTACAATGTTAGAATCTCTAGTTAAAATCATTCTCTCGTCTCCTGCTGCTCCCGGTAAACCTACAGTAGAACGTAAAGCTACATTCGTTCCGTACAATCTTACTTGCTCGCCATCTCCAGAGTAGTGAAATAAGTTAGCGTTTTTAAGTGCGATAACGTATTTTTTGTAAACTGATGTAGGAACCCAAAGAGATAAATCGTCTGCTTCTGAGATATTGTCAGGGATGCTTTCCCACATACCGTCCAAGATGTCTAGTACATTTCCAGTTGTTATACCGCTTGCCACATTTACCGCTCCTGTGTTACCATCTACTGCTGCTCCTGCGTCTACAATTTTCAAAAGACCATCGTAATAAGAAAGGTTGTTTACACCACTTAATGTGTCTCCTTGAAAATCTGAGATAGTTAAAGCGTTAGCTAAAGCGTTCATTTTCTTCTCCATGTAAACTGCTTCAATCTCTGCAGGCATTTCTTCCTCTCCTGCTGCTCCTTGTCTTACCAATACTTGCGCCCAGTAACCGTTAAGGTCTTTAATACAAAGGTCTTCTGAAACTGCAATAGCTCCGACAGTTATTGTTCGCTGAGATAATGTAGTAGTGTCTGCTCCTGTGCGTGTGCATGAGTCAGATCCAAAGACAACATCTGTTGATAAAAACTGTAAGTTTGAGCTTCCTTTTATTCCTGTTTGGATGTCAGCTACTTCTGCTAGTCCTCCAGTTGCTTGCATCTGTGCAATCAATGGAAAGTCTTGGTCTTCTATGTATGCGCTTAATGCGCTTAAATCAAATGCCATAATTATTCTTTTTTATTATTTATTTTGTAAAAATTGATTTCTTTTTAGGCGAAATTACTCCGCTTCTTTTCTTTTTGATAGGTGCTACGCTAGATTCATTTGCTAACTCCTCTACTGCTGTAAACATAGCTTTCTCTTTTGTGTCTGCTTCTTCTTTGTATTTAGCAAATTCAGCTTTAACTGTTTCTAACTCATTAGAAAGTTTTTCAATCTGCTCATTAAATACAGTTTCAGTTGATTCGATAATCTTTCTAATCTTAGCCTCTGTTACTGTTTCAGCTACAGGCTCTTGAGTTGCTTCTGTTTCCATTGCTTCCTCTTCCTCTGCTTCTACTTCTTTAATGTCAGTAATTGCTCCCTCTGCTACTGTTACTACTGTTCCATCTGCTAAAGGATACTCTCCGTTAGGCATTGGAGCTACTTCTCCTTCTACCTCAACTGTAACCATTGCGCCAACTTCTAAAGCAGGCTCAATGTTAACTACTGTTCCATCTGCTAATTCTGCAGACATTAACTTAACTTCGGTTACTTCTGGAGTAGCTTCTACAGCCACTTCTTTTGTATCTTCGCCGAAGATTAATTTTTTCACTTTGTCTAAAGTTTCTTTACTCATACTATCTATTGTTTGTTTATTTATTAGTTGTACATTGTCCTCTATACTTTTTTCAAATGCTTGTATTGCTTGCCTTATTTTATTAATCAAATCTTCGTCCATTGTGACAGGTTCTAACTGCTTAAACATACCCTCAACACTAAAGCCTGTAAACTCTCCGTTCTTTACTTGCTCCCATATTTCATCATTATCAACTTTTGCACTTCCCCACAAACTACCGTTAGGTACTTTCTCAAATTCTTTAGGCGCTACCTTTCCACGTTCGTTATCTATAATAAGATTGTCTAACATATAAACCCCTTCTGCAATTTGTCTAGGGTCATGCATTAAATTAAAGTTGTTGTTTAAACCTAACCTACTCTGCTTTTCTCTTATTTGTTCAATAGTCTTGGCTGAGAATTTAACAAAAAACTTTTCTCCATTCTCTCCTATTCTTGGGATAAGTAAATCGGCAACCATAAAGTAACCTTCTATGATTCTTTTCTCTTCGTCTTTTACGTTAAACTTATACTCCGACTGTTTGCTAAATGCCATCCAGTTAGACTCGATTGCAGGTTGGTCTACTAAAGCTATAGCAGTTACTCCTGACTCGTCATCTGTGTCAATTACTAATTCAAATACTTCTATTTTTTCCATTGTGTTATATTTTAAAAAGTAGCGCTCTCTTCTATTACGCTTACATTGTTTTGTGTTTCTGTTATGTCTGTTTCAGTTACAAATACTTGCTGCCCTCCTAGTATAGTGCTAGTGTTACTAACTGGAGTTATTGCTGCTCCTCCTCCTGCTGCGCCTGCTCCTCCTGCACTTACATTTTGAGATTCAGAAGCTACAGGGCTTCCACCACCTTGATAAGATGTTGCCTTAATTGCTGCTATCTGTGCTATGGTTGTAACTGCTGCCGCTGCCATTGCTATAGCTGTAGCGATTCCAAAATCTGCTTTCGGTGTTTGCGCTAGTATAGACATTTGAGCTTGTGCGCCATTCACTAAAGCCATTGCTATATTTAACTTTTTCTCTCTTTCAAAACTTGCCTTTCTTAGTTGCTCTTTTTTCTTTTCGTTATCTCCTGCATTCTTTAGGTCTGTTGCTAGTGCTGCGCTATTTAAACTCCCTATTGCTCCGATTATTTGAGAAGCGCTTTCT